GAATTTCACCAACGCCGACGCCTCCGCTTTCGCGGTTTCCAATATACTGAACGACAGCAGCAATCAGGCGGTTGTTTCCATCCTTCGGAAAGTTCCCGTCCGTAGACAGGTTGGTGATCTGGACATAGATGGGGACGGGGTGCGGGCGGTTGAAACGGATGTCCTTGGTGTTGCCGCTCAGGGTGATAATGGGGACCACGATGTCGCCCTTTGTCTGGATGCCGGTCCCCAGCTTGTCGTAAATCACACGGGCGATGTCGCTCTCCAGGCCGCCGTAGACAATGGCCTCGATGGAGTGAGGGGGGAGGCCGTGTTCATCTTCAAAGTCCGTGTCGTTCTCAAAGACCTTGGACTCCATGATACCCTCAACCTCCTGGAGCAGGGCGGCCCGGATGGCGTCCGCATTAACACCCCCAGCGTAGTCCACGGAGATGTAGTAGCGGTCACGGTATTCCTCATCCGTCTCGCGCTCCCGCCCCCCCGTAAAGGGCTTTTGATTTATGACGGATTCCAGACCAGCGACGGCGCCGGGGTTGGTGATAGTGGTCACGGTCCCAGCCTCGACATTCCCGTAGGGCCCCTTATCCACGGCCATGGCTGGGATGAGCGCCGTCCCGTCCGTCTTAATCTCGGTATCAGTGACGGCGTAGAATTGGATGCCAGCGGCAGTCTCGGCCAGCCAGCCCGCCGGTATCAGCGTTCCGGGCGGCCCGGTGACTGTGAGGTAGCCGGTCGCCTTCTGAGCCGGGAGGACCCGCAGGCCGATGGCCCGGCCCAGGTTCAGGAGGGATGTGCCGACGGCGGTGTCCACGAAACGGCTGTTGTAGACATCCTCCAAAACGGAAAACAGGATATTCAGCATCCATGCGTAAATCCGCAGGAATAGGCCTAGGGGGCTCCTCACGGTCAAATTGGCGGTGCTGCCGAACAGCTCCCGGGCCTTGTACTCCAAGGCGTCCAACAACTCCACATAGGTGGGCCTGCGGAAGCCTAATGAAGTCAAACCCCAGCCCTTATCATTCATTCGCTTTTTGCCTCCACTCTGACGGTAGAGCCGTCATACAATGTGCCATGGAATTCTACTCTGATCTCGCGCCCCTCCACAAGGGGGGTTAGGCTTTCGATCTCCCGGACGTATGGCTCCTGGAAAATAGAAGCCCTGAGCACGTCGTCTGCCTCATCTTCGATGTCGGAGGAGTGCTGCCCCACGATGCGCTTCCACTCCGTTCCGTGGGAGGTATCAAGCTCAAATTCTCCCTTCCAAGTGTTCAGGTTGTTGCGGATGTTCTGCGCGATGGCCTCGGCGTCCTCCAGGTGGTCCATGATGCCGTCAGCATCAAAGCAGAGGTCCCGGTTCTCCGGGGCCAGCTTCAAAACGGTTATCTTTGCCATAGCTGCCCCCTTAATTCGGCTGAGAGGTAGATCCTCCGCTATCGCCGGTGTGGGTGTGGTGTACCAGGCTTATACCGGCGGCGGTGACATCCTCGGTCACGTCGGCCCGACCCGTCTGCTTCTTGTTGCCGGTCTGTTCTATGTTTCCGGTGTGCTTGATGTCCCCCTTGATCTCGATGTGGTCATGGTGCAGGGCAATGTAAACGCTCCCGCCCTCGGTGGACATGACCAGCGTGTCGTCCGGCACGCCGGAGATGGGGTTACTTTTGGGGATGAAGGCCCCGACAAAGATGCCGTCTTCGTCCCCATGATTGCGCTCTGTATTCGGTTGGCACTCCTGGCCCGCCTCGGCTATGCGGTCAATATCGTGGTCCGCATAGACGATGACGCCCACGTCCCCGGACTTGTACCAGGGGCGGAGGAAGAAGCCCCCGCCCCGTATCATGGCGACGGGGACGCCCAGCACCGGGGGCGGCGTCCGGTAGACGCCGCCGTCCAGGGCCTTGGAAAGAGGCTGAACGTCCACCGTCATGGTGGATGCGTCGAACTTGGTCACCTTGCAGAGGGCGGACACACGGACGCTCTCCAGAAGGGCCTTCTGTTCTTGGTTTTCTACGTTGTAGCTCTCTCTGCTCATACCGGCTTTACCTCGATTTCTGTTACCCAGTCCCCGGTCGGATTCCCAGTGTGCCGCCCGGCCTTGATGAGGAACGCGCCATTCAGAATTCTTTCCTGAATTGTGACCACATCAGCGGCGGCCAGGTGATAGTTGAGGAGGCAGCGCCGGGTGTAGGTCTGTTCTTCGGCCTCACCGCCGCCGTCTATGGTGGTCTGGTTGGTGACGGGCTCGGTGTCCTCCATCTCATCCGTGGCTTTCAGAAGCCCAGTTTCAGCGGATAACACGTAGCCCATGTTCTGTCCCTTAGTAGGGTCGTTGATAATAATCGTTCCATTGCGGATGAGGAAACGGCTTTTGCAGTCCAAGGTTGCAATCTCTCGCACGACATCCTTGACCTTGCCCTTGCAGACTTTTCCCCGAGGGTAGTCCTTATCCACCACCAGCTCGAAGGTCCCGATCTCCACACCGAAGATGTTCAACAGGTCTTTTAGGATGGCGCTGGCCTTGCTTCCGGCGGCGTAGGTCTTGTTTACCTCTGAGGTCAGCCACTCATCCAGGGCCGTGGCGGCGGTGATGGTGGTTATCCACTCCGTCCCCTGCTGTTTGGAAACGCACCGGGAGATTTTCCCGACAAAGATACAGCCCAAGTCTCCCGCATATCCTGCATTGACGATGACGACCATCCCCTTTTTGATCTCGCTCCGGGTGGCCTTGGACAGGTTGTGCGCCGTGATCGTGCCCGTGTTCAGCTCCTCGGAATCAACAAACGGGATGTCGAAGGTAAAATACAGCTTCGAGAGGTCATAGAGTTTCGGCCCGATCTGCAAGGTGGCGGCCCGGTCCCAAAACGTCATACACTCACCCGCCTTTCGTACAGGTAAAGGCGGACCTGCTTTCCAAAGTTGTACCAGGTGATTTCGTGGATGTTGTCGCCGGACAGGCACAGGGGAATGATGACGGGGATGGGGAATCGCTCATCCTCCACGGAGTTGAACAAGGGGCGCCCATACCGGATGACATCTCCATATACCAGCATTTCCCCCGTGGCGGTGATGGACAGGTCCGCCGTAAAGAAGCCTCCCCACGGGTTGTAGCGGATGCAGAAGGTATAGGTCCGGTCCTCCAGCTTCACGGAGAAGTTGTAGGGGACCTTTGACGTGTCCACGTCGATGTATTCCACGGTATTGCTCAGGTCGATCAATGCGCGGCCGTCGTCCATGGATGCCCCCCCTTACGCCGCGCTAAAGGACGCCTGCCTGCGGGAGGAAGGCCCACCGCTGCTATCCGGCTTGGATGCGTAGCTCTGGACGTACTGGGCATAGGCGCTGGAGCTGATGGACTGCGCGGTCGTGGTTTTTAAGCCGTCTGCCGTCGTAGCCTTATTCTGATTTGTTCCGCTTGAATCACCAATATTGGCATCTTGAGCGCTCATGAGTTGTTCACCAGATGCCATATAGCCCGAAGTTGTGATGTTAACAACTTGGAGCTGGATGGTAAAGGTTACACCATCCCGATTCTTTGCGGAGATGTCCTGCTTTAGTGATATGATCACGCATGATTTCACATGGATGCGACCCTGATATTCTAAAATATCTCTTTCCTTCCACATCCGTTCGAGAGTATCGTCGGAAGCGCTCCCACCGATTGTTACTCCAGTCAAGGTATATTTTTCCGGATCTCGAACAACATGATCGTTGATCTCGCATCCATTCTCAATAGGATTAGATGTTGCTTTGCTGGAATACAGGACGCTCTCAGCGGAGATGATACCTGTTTGCCGGGGATCCCCGGGGGTCCAGGCGTACCACACCGCATTTCTTCCCAGTGAGGGTATAAGCCATAGGTGGTCCCTCCTATCGTGCGTGAGCGCCTTGCAGGGCCCTCTTGTGGTATTCTTCCTCTTTCTTCTTACGCCAAAATTGTTCCATCTGGTCACAGATGCGAACCATGAGAGCTTCCTCATCGACGACGCCGCTGCTCTCGCCCATTATGATACTGAGCTGGGGGGCGAAAGTGGAGCTGTCTGTGTACTCCACAGCATTGTTGTTGGTGGTGGAATCGTTGATGATCTTGTTCGTTTGGTCCGCAGGAATGATGGCCGTTCCGCTGGGCAGATAGGCCAGCTCACCACCCTCCTCATTCATTCGGGTCCATCCACCCTCAAAGGACGGTGTTCCACTGGCATGGTTCGGGATGCTCGCAGAAGATATGGTCAGTTTGGTGTTACTCACCTTGTTGGCAGCAGCGCCGATGTCCTGGAAGCTGGAAATGATGTTTCGGGCTCCTTCCCGGGTGGCGTCCACCATGCGAGACCAGCTATTTTCCGCATCGGAGGCAGCCTGAGCGAAGGTACTGGAGACCGCCGCCCCGATGTTGTCCATGGAACTCCCGTAGGAAGCCTGGATTTTTTTCGCGGATGCCTGCCCGGTGACATTCGCGTCATGCGTAGCCTTTGCGATGGACTGATTGAATGGGCCGGTATTTACCGGCCCCAGCGTCAGCGCGGGCATGTCCGGCAATTCAGGCTCGGGGATGACCGGTTTCTGAACCGACACAGGAATGATGATCATCACGATCTCGGGTTCAGGGATGACTGGCTTCTGGACAGTGACAGGTAATTCGACCGCCGTGACCTCTGGCTCGGGAATAACGGGGGTTTCCACCGTGACTGGGATGTTGATGGGCTCGACCGCAGGTGGTACGATTTCTGGGACCTCTGCTGTTACAGGAAGATCCAGAGGGGTGATTTCTGCCGCAAAGTCTGGCAACTTTAAAGTAGGGGGCTCCACCGGTACGGTAATCGGCGGAATGTCCGGAACCTCCGGCGTGGGTATCTCAATATCCGGGGATTTGACACTCTCAGCGGCAGCTCCAAGGTCCGTGACGCTGTCACCCAGTTCCTCTACGGCGGCGCTGCTCTCTTTCGCTCCCCCGAACAGACCGGAGAAAAAGTCCGTCACCTTGCTTGCACCGTCGGCCAGCCAGCCGACAGTTTTTCCCAGGATGTCGGTTATCGCGCCTAGAATGTCCGCTGCAACGGACAACACGGGGGACAGAGCGCGTACAGCTGGGAGCACGATACTGGACAGAATGTTACCTGCCGCAGAGATCAGTGTCGTCAAGGGGGGTAATAGCGCAGAAATGAAGGACTGAGCCGCAGAAATGATCGGTTGAATGGCCTGAATGAGCACCCCTAAGATCTGTGTCAGGGGTGGGATGACCGACGTGGCTATTTGGCCTATGATCTGACCCGCCGCAGAGAAGGCTTGGCCGAATACAGGCAGCACTTGGACCGCAATCTGCTGAATGACGGGAATGAGGGGCTGGATTACGTTGGTGTTCAGCGTCTCCAGGGTGGACAGGAATGGTGGCAAAATGTAAGAAGCCAGACTTTCGACGATCTCGACCAGCGGCGGAAGCGCGGAACTCGCTATATCGGTGAATATGTCGAAGACGGGCCCGGCAGCGCCTACCAGCGTCCCTAAGACGGATGCGATCGACGGAATCAGATTTTGTGCCAGCTCGATCAAAGTCGGTGCGACGCTGCCTATCCCGTCGGCCAGCACATCGACGAAGGACAGGAGCATGGGCTCGATGGTGGGCCAGTCGTCTAGGACGGCGCCTATGACGCCCTCGATGGCAGGCGCAAATTTGCCGCCCGCTGTGGTCACAAAATTGGACCACACGCCGTTCAGGCTTTTCATGCTGTTGGTGAGCCCGCCGGTCTGGTTGATGGCGGCCTGCTGAACGTCCGCTGTCTGTTCTAGGATGGCGTTTAGCCGAACCTGGGCCATGGCAGCGTCATCTAGCGCGTCGATGTTCTCACTGAGCCCCAGGGCCGCCGCGCTCTGCTTGAGGGCCGTCTCATCCAGGGTCACTCCGTAGGCATTGAGGGCCGCCGTGTCGCCCTGGATGGCACTCTGGACAAGGCCCAGGGCCGAAGCATCGTCCATCGAAAAGGCGTTGCCGAAGTCGTAGGCCAGGGATGAGGTGAGGCTAGACAGCTCCTCCGCTGCTTTCCCAGTTATCCCCATCTCCTGATACATGGATTTGTTTTGCACCATGAAGCTCATGACTTCGCTGGTGCTCCGATGTACCGCGTCCGCGTAGTTATCCACCCACTCGGACGCAGATGTAGAAAACAGGGCATCGAATTGCTTAGTTGTGGTTTCTGCAGCGGAGTAGGCTTCCAAGGCAGAAGCCCCAAACTGCTTTAGGAGCTCTATACCCTTCTTGATGGCCTCCAAACCAACAAAGGAAGCGACCACGCTCTTGATGGCCTCGGAGACTTGATTTCCCGCCCCCTCCCCCGCATCTCCCATGTCTCGGAGATCGTCCTCCGTTTCGCCTGCGGAATCACCTAGGTCCTCGGTGCTGTCCTGGGCCCCGCGCAGGGCTTTTACAAGTCCGGTGCGTATGGTCTGAATCGGGTGCTTGAATTTTATTGCGATATTTTGAGCGCCCCTGACCGTATCGTTTACGAAGGTCTTGATCTTGTTCCGGGAGAAGTCGATTGCCCCAGTTAGTCCGCTGCCAAAGCTCTTTGCGATGCTCTGCCCGGCCTCCAGGCCGTCGGCCATGGTTTCTCGGAAGGCGGCGCCCAGGCTCTCGGCCCCCTCCGCTGTCTCTCTGAGCTTGGAGCGAAGGGTCTCGGCGTCTTCCTCTGCATCATCCAGTCCTCCGCCAAACTGGCGAGCGGTGTCCGCCGCCGTTCTGGTGCTGTCAGCCATGTCATCCACGGCCTCATTGGTGCGGTCCACGGCTCCGGTAAAGCGGTCAGCGCCAACCGCACCGCCGTCACAGGCGGAGACGACGCCCGCTCCCATTCTCTGAGCGCCCATCTCGGCTGCGCCTATGCGCTGTTCCAACCGGTTCAGGTTCTCGCCTAACTGGTCTATCGAGCCGTTAGCCTCGCTGGTTTCAAACTCGATGCCATATTGGAGTCCTCTTGCGTCGTCCACTACGTTCGCCTCCTTTACGAAAAACAGGTAGCCTCCCCACAGGGAAGCTACCTGTTTTTGGCACTTTTCTTGGCTTCTGGCCTCCAGACGTCAATGTAGAGGATCTTCGCTTGTACTGCTTCGCGGTATTCCGCAAGATCCATCTGCATCATCTCAGTGTAGGTTACACCGTTCCCGGACCATACCATGCACCAAAATTCTTTCTTAGCTTTGGCGCGGCGGATAGCAGCTGGTATAGATGCCTCAGCTTCTAAGAAAGGTTTCAATCGCCGCGATCAGCTTCTCGGCGGTGCGAAGGTCATCTTTTTCATCGAAGTATTTCATGCCATCGGCCTTAACCTCCGGAGGACTCACAACACAGTTACGGAACATTCCGTCCATATACTTAGTGCTCTTGCGCTTATTGCCGCCAGTATTACCGCATTCATCGTTAAAGTCGTAATACCACGAAGGAGAAACACTCTGGAGGGTGAACTCCTGACCGTCAATAGTGATTTTTTTCGTCTTAGCCATATACTTTCTATACCCCTTTTCAGATAGACTTTTCGGCCTGTTGGGCCAGTTTTCGCCGTTCATGGGTTATCGGAAGTTCAGGAACGGGACGAAGATGTTGACCTGTTCCCCACCCACTTCCTTTGCACGGTTGGCGTCTGCAGGCTTGAGGATGCGGCAATCCTCCTCGGCCACCTGAACCGCACCCATATCATTGGCGTCGGTGATCGTGACCTGGACCGGGCGCCGCTTGAGGGCCAACTCCCGGACATAGGGAAGAGAACTGGAGGATTCCATCAGGGTGAAGGAAATATTCCCACTTTCATTAGCATTTTCGGAGTACGCAACATCTCCTTTTACGCCGACAGTAGTGCTTACAAT